ATGGCCTTAACCAAATGTAAAGAATGCAAAAAAGAAGTCTCTACAACAGCAAAAACTTGCCCACACTGTGGCGTAAAGAATCCAGGCGTAACAGCAAAACAAACTTTAGGCGGATGCCTGGTACTGATTGTTCTGGCTTTTGGTTTTGGCGTTTACATGGCTTCTGGCGATGATGAACAGGCGAAGGCCGCACAGAACTGCTCAAACACAGACACGCAGTGTAATTTCGATCAAAACCTTGTAGACGCTGTAACCAAATGCAAGCCGTTAATCCAGCAGGCTGCGAAGTACGAATATGAATGGACAGACAGCCTTGTAGACACGATTTTCTCTCATGGCCGTATTGATTCAAAAAAAAATCAGCTCACCTACATAGGCGATAAAGTCAGATTTACCAATGGCTTTAACGCAAAGGTCAACATGACTTATGCGTGTACTATGGATCTGAAGTCAAAAGAAATTGTTGGCCTCAAGGTGACTGAAGGGAAACTCTGACTGGTAATCGTCATGTTTTATCGGCGGCGCGGTTTTTTTACTTCGATTCATCCAGTGCTTATATGCTGCTTGCCATGCTTCCGCCTCATCGGCAAACAGCGTTTTTGTTATCGGTAGCCATTCCGCCCCCTCAGCGCCAAACATCAAATAACGCACGTCCCACCCTTCCCTCCGCGGCCATATAACATACTTACTGTCCGGTAGTCCGCTGGAAGGGAGCCAGTCCGAATCCTTAAGCTTTTCGCCTCTGGCCATGAAGATAAAAACCGCGCCGTTGATAGAAACTTTCCGCATTGATTTGACCACTCCCAAAAACAAAATACTGTATGCACAACCAGTATTATAGTGTGTAAGTTTTTCAGTTTGCCAGCGCCTTTGTGTTTGCTTCTGTGCCGCACCAGCTCTGGTGCCAGCTATGCAACGCAATGATTTGCCAGAAAAGCGAAACGTTCCCCCAAAGCCACGTAAAAGTTACTTTTATCAACATTTTCTGATAGTTACGTTTTTATCTAGATCCTCAGCAGATCCTTTTTACTGAAAAACACTGAAATTCTTTTCAATCTTTTCAGTTTTGGATTTCCGGTAAGCCTCCAGCACTGGGGCGGTCTGGCGGTCTGGTTTGTAGAAAAATAAAACTGAAAAATTTTTATGATCCAGAAACCGCAGGCGGGTGCGGTGTAGCGCCGTTTTCGTCACGGAAAGATTTATTTTGTCATGCTCACGCGCTGCCAGCGCTCTGCTGTGCGCACGATCTGTTTTGAGTGTTGCGGTGGTTTGTTTAGCCGCGAAAAGGCCGCTGCGACCGTTACGCTGCGTTTTATGAGGGCATAAAAAAACCCGCATTACGCGGGCTTTAATTCTGGCTGGGGCAGGACGTTTACTGGCCAATCACCGGCGAGTATTTACCGTTAAGCTGATCGGCTTTCTGGCCAGCGCCACGGATAGCGCCAGCATTCGTGGGGGCACCCGTGTTACTGTGGGTATGGCTGGCCGTCTGTTCCGCCAGCTCCTTCAATACGTCAAGGGTATCCAGCATCAACTGTGCCACGTTGATACTGCCGGAACCAATCCACACCACCGGCGCAATTATCTGCTGCTGAATCGCCGCCACACTTTTGCGGATTTTCCCGATCTGCTCAGTCAGATCCCCGCCAGCTTGCACTGTATGATTACCGGCAATTCTGCTTTCAACATTACCACTGACACTGGCCAGCCAGTTCCCTTTCACCGCCTGGCTATAATCACCGGCGCTCACCTGCTGAATGGCACCGGCCATCAGCGTGGTGGTACCCAGCACACGGGTGCTATCCGTGGCTTTAATTGTCGTATCACGGCTGACCAGCTCACGGTTTTCCGCATCGGCTTTAATAACCCTGGTCATGGACGTTTCATCAATGGCCTGATCGGTCTGTCTCACCCAGTCACCGGCCTGCGTAACACGCTGTGATACTTCCGCACGCTGCTGCTGCAGCTGCTCACCCGGTTTTATATCCGGCAGGCTGTTACCCTCCGGCACCGTCTGGCGGATAAATGGCTTATCCGGTCTGCCACCTGTGAATCCCACTTCCACCAGGGTACCTTCAGGCGGAAACTGGTACATACCGGCATCATTTCCGGCCATCGGTACCGGCAGCGGCACGGCTGAATACGCGGGGGTCTGTTTGTCCGGGTTGCCCTCAGCATCAAGCAGCTGCACATTCACGGCATATCGCGGACGGAACGGATCGGCAAAATTCCCGCTGCTGACTTCTTCCGTAGGGGCAAGCACCCTGGCGAATTTTGGCAGATGAAGACCTGCAGCCAGTTCCGGATAATGGCTTTCAATCTGGCGCTGTAATGGCGTTTTCTGCAAAGGTTCGCCGGTAGCTTTATTGCGTGGCGTCCAGGTGACAGCCATTGTGTCATTTTCCAGATGCACGCGGGTTATGCGCTCCCCGTTCATTTCCACACCAGGCCGCAGGCTCTGAATGACCGGCAATGTCATGTAATTACCACCGGCAGCGCCCTGGCTGAATTCAGCCGGGATTGTCACGGGCTTACCCGCAAACAATGCCAGTTCCGCCCCGCCGACATAAAGACCACCATCCGGCAACTGGTACCAGATGTAATCAGTGATACCAAACGCTTTGCCCAGATTGTTCAGCAGCTGATACCCGCTGCCGCTGTGGGTAAAGTGGGGGATCGGCTTATCGGAATAACCGGCATCCGGTACGCTTACGGCGATCCCGCTGTTTTCTTCCAGCCAGCTGGCCACGGTGCGCAAAGTAGGATGTTGAAATGAACATGGCCACAATTTATCAAAGACGCCGACAAGCTCCCGGACAAACAGACGCTGAAAGCCATTTTCAGCGGGTTGCGAGCGCTCCACGTAACCAGTAAACCACCTCAGGATCAAATCGCTGTATCCCACATCAAGGCGCACCAGTTTCCCGGTGTAATCCTGCGTCGTCTCTGCCGTAATAAATCCGCGGCCGCAGCTGTTAAGCTCCAGCACCAGGCTGGCATCCGCCAGGTGAATTTCATCCCCGGAAAGATAAAGCCGTTTAACTGGTTTCATGCTTACCCCAACGCATCATTAACAGGCTTCAGCACTTTGCGCTCAAACCACGTCATTTTTGCTTCATCCTCAGCGGCATCCTGTCCGCCGCCGCCGCCCTTCCCGGCATTACCGGGCGTCTGTTTTTTGGCTGTGGTTTTGCTGGTTGCTCTGGCCTCCCGCTTTTCCTGCACGCTGACATGTTCCGTCAGGGTAAACGTCACCAGCCATGACATTTTCCCGTCCTGCTGCGGCGCATCCAGCGTGCCGGTAAATGTCGCTTCACGAAAATTTACCGCCCGCGCCATTTCATGTGCAACGCGGTACTTTTGCCGCTGTCCGTCGCTGCCGGTAGCGCTGGCCAATGCGAAAATGCGCTTCAGCACCTCAGGGCTTTTAAACGGAATTTCGCCTGATACGCGCAGCTCCTTGCCTTTCATCCCCTGCTCTGATTTAGTCGTGGCACTGGTCTGGCCGCTCTGGTCTTTATCCTGGAATTGCTGCGTCAGGGTGACGCGCATGTTTTTCAGCGGGATGGCTTCCCCGTTAAGCGCCAGTGTCGGGATCGATGTCATGTATCATTCCTTTTATGCCGTCCAGATTATTGCCAACCAGCATCATTGCAGCAGTATGCACAGCTGACGGTTGCGGGATATCTTTCACCATTTCCAGCAGTGTCGTGCCCAGATTTCCGCTGGCCGTAAATACCCACGCTCTGGCACTTTTCCCCTGCAGTTCATTCAGCCCGCTGGCAATATCTCCCATCATTTCATCACGCAGCTGCATGAAGGAATCCAGTTGCTTTTGCAGTGAATCCATATCCAGCGTCTGCCCTGCCGCTTCCTGGGCTTTTTTAACCGCCGCCGCAGCGATAGCTGCCCGGCTGGTTGGCACCGACAATGGCACCGCCACCGGCAGACCGTTACTAATACCGGCAGGGATTTGCATTTTCTCCGTGGCCAGCTGCGCAGCCGACTGCGCCAGCCGTTTAACCTGCGTAAAGGCCGGTGAAGGGAACACATCAACCAGTTGATTAAGGCTACTCATGAAACTGTCATGTGTCTGGCCTGTCACCATCATAATGACCACTTCCGCATCGCCGCCCGCTCCAGCCAGCTTTTCTGCCAGGAAAGAAACAGCATTTACCGGGCTAAGATATGCGCCGTTTTCGGTCTGCTGCCCCAGCCCGTAAATCCATGGATGCGCGGAGACAATAGAACAATTAATCGCCCCAGTTGCATCAGTAAAAGCCAGTTTCGCCTCACGCCACATATGCAGGCTTCTCCGGCAATCCGGCTTCAGGTAAATCCTCAGGTTTAACCCGGCTCAGTAATACGCTGTATTTTTCCCATTCAGCCAGGCTGTTTTTTTCTTCGTTCGTTGCGATATCAAGACGAACCGCACGATCCAGAATTTTAATAACAGATTCCGCTTCGGAAATTAACTTATTTAATTCAGCCTCATAATCGACCGGTGCCGCAACAATAGAGCGCCCGTTATATTTCCAGCCACCATTAATATTAAAACCTTCAGGAACTGAATTTTTTGCCACTTCAGCTACAGACATATTAACCGGCCATAATGCGGAAACATCGTAATCCGCACTGCGGATAATACCATCATCCGTGAAAGCGATTTTTAATCGTATTGTGCTAAATTTTTCCTGTGACTCGTACCAGTCATTACCATCCGAATCTTTGAGATACAGAATATTCTCGGCTTCTTTTTTTTCTGGAATATATGGTGTTAGTTTTTTTAATTTCATAGTTACCCTGCAATTGTTCGCCATGAACCGTTAACCAGTATCTGGATCGGTTTGTACTGGATAGTGTCATCAACCGGCGCATCACCTTCGACATACCACCCGGTAAACGCGCACCCACCCGGAACATAGTTCCAGCCATTGCGCTTCAGAATGATAGTTCCGGGGCTCCCCATGCGCACATCTCGTACAACTCCATTAATCTGCTCCGTAATTGCATCCCACAGCCAAGCGCCGCCCGTTTTCCATCGCGTCCCCCAGATGTTGCCATCAGCGGCCATCCACGCATTACCAACGTAGACAGGCCCTGGAGAATGAAATGAACCGTCATTTCTGAATATCCAGCTATTATCATTCCCGAACCCATTCAGGTTAAGTACAGCCTGATTGTATGAGCCAACCAATTCCTGAATATATAAGCTGGTAAACGCACCGCGGGTATCACCATAGGCACCACGTCCAAATATAAAAGAACGTACCAGACCGCCATTAACGAATGTTCCGTTTGGATAAGTCTCGGTGCGATTCATTACCGAATTCGTTTCACCGTAAACTATTGCCCCATTCGTTACCGTGACACCGCCCTTTAAACTGGTTGCACCATTTACCGTAAATGTCGTGGCGGTAAATTTATCCACACTCCAGCCAGTAGCATTCCCGACTAATTCCATTGCGCTATCAGTGCTACCTTTTGGACGCAAATACAATCCTGCACCATTACCGGCTAATGCGCCGGATGCACTGGTGATTATTAATCCTTTCTTGCCATTATCACGGATAATCTGTGAGGCTCCCCCCATGGAAATAACAGACGTATCCCCAACAGCGCCAACATTAATATCTTTTTTAAATGTCTGGATTTCCGACCACGTATTAGCTGTACTCAGTAACGGAATTTTAGTACCACTGGTGCCGGTATCACCACTCGTCAGCATATTAAAGCGTGTGGCCATAAAACTATTGGCTGGCTTGTTCGTTGTCCAGGCATTCGCCCCCATCTTACGATCCAGTACCGCGCCGGTAATATAGACTCCGCCGCCAGCCATGGATTCCACCCGCATTATGACGCCAGACCACCACCCACTGGAGGCATTAATGTATACATTAAATTCCCCGGCTTTTCCGTTCGAGGCAACAACAACCCTTAACTGGGAATCAGAACCATTATTGCCAGATTTGTGGTTGATATAATTATCTACGTTTGCCGCCGTCATGGCGGCAATCCCCCGGCAGCTTACTGTTATTTCTTCAATACTCTGCCCTGGCCTGCCATAGTTCCCGGTGCCGGACACAATGACCTGGAAAAAACCGGAACTCGATCCACAATCTTTGATGGTGGCAATTTTAATATAAGAGCTATTACCACTGGCCACTGGCGGAAGTTTAATCACCGGTTGAATGGCATCGCCCCGCATCGTATCCACATTACCCTTTGCATCCGGCTTAACGTTATCAACCGATTTCACGGCCACACGCTCAACCAGTGAACCTTTAGGGCGTAAATCCGTGATGTTGCCACTGGCATCAATACTGGCCAGCGCAAATACATGATGTCTGACACCGTTCTGCTCATAGTCTGTCAGACTCGCCGCCACCGTGACTTTGGTCTGCACTTCCCAGGCGCTGGTAAACCCACCCGTCCAGCACACATCCAGCCAGACCTTAACGGGCTTTGCAGCAACTGTAATATTTTGATTCGCGGCGAGATCTGCACGCAGCCCGGCAACATAACCTGTCCCTTTGGTCACAAAATACTGATTTCCGGATTTACCAACCAGCCAGCCATCACCAAAGAAAGCAGCATCGCCATAAATATCAGTATTTTCCAGGCGCTGGCGCTCGTCCATTCCGGCCATTCTGGCGGTGAAGTCAATCTGCCATGTCTCCGCTGGCGTATTAATTGCCGTTTCAGCCTGTGCACCGTTGTACTCCATCAGAAAAGAACGGGTTAATACGTTCCCCTGCTGCCCTTCTTTTGTCTTCAGCTTCTGCTGTACTGGCGCATGTACAATCATGGCCAGGGTACCGCTTGCCCTGTTAATCAGACCAATCCAGTTAAACGAAAAATCACCCACATCCGCGCCCAGCACAACGGAATGCACCACGGCGTTTTCATTCACCACGCCTTTGCGCGAAACTGCCTGGCGATGCACTATCTGGCCTGCCGGTGGTATATTTTCGTTGCGGTCAATAGGTTTTGCCGGATCAAGCCCCGGTACGTTGGCAAAGACAAACTCATCCAGCAGGACGACTTCACCCGTTTCCCCCTGCTGTGCTTTCCACTGTTCAAACGCCAGCGTGATAACGGTTTGCGACATATTTACCCCCTTATATGCTCGCATTGAAAAATGTTTTACTGGCAGACGCTCCGGCAATCCGCGCCGGGTACACCACGTATTCACCCTGATCCCAACCCGCCCGAATGCGCAGGCTGTCAGACGTAATCACCTCAAACTGATACCGGCGACAGGTTCGCCCGTACTGCCGGATAATCTGGATCATCAGCTGCGTGTTATCTGCAATCTGACTGTCTGATACGCGCACCAGAATCACATCCCAGTCAATGCCTGGCTGACGTTCCAGCAGCTCTACGTATCCAATCCCCAGCCGTTCAAAAATGTTAATGAATCCCTCCACTGAACCGGCATCCGCGGCATTCACAAACGCATACGCCACGCGCTTACGAAACAGGCTCAACGGCTCACCATTCAGGCGCGGAATATCACGGTCATACGCCATCAGGTTTAGCATCGGTTCACTGCAGGTCAGCGGATCAAACTGCGCCAGCGGCCAGGTTATCCAGCTGTATACCTCTGCCCAGAAACGACGCAACGCATTCAGCAGCTTTGCCGGCTCTCCTTTACTCATCCAGAAAGGCAGCGCCAGCGCGGCCAGTTTCTTCATAAAATCAGTCATCATGCAGACTCACTGTCAGCGAATTCAGGCGCGGAACATCAAGCCCGCTGGTAATGTCCCGTAACGAAAACTCGATCGAATCCGTCTGCGGGAAAGCCCTGTGTAATTCCCTCCCTAACTGGGAAAATGAGAAACGGGAATATGGCCACGTTTTTTTCACATCAAAATCCGCGTTTTCACGGAACGCACAGCGGATCAGGTTTTCCACGCCCGATTTCAGCGCGTTCACTTCGTCGTTTGTCATATTGCTGACGCTCGGTACATAGACGCTTACCGCCAGATCGTGGCGTGTCTCCGGCATGGCAAAACACTGCATATCGTCACCGTGGCCGTGGTGGCCTTGCGTGTTGATATAGTCATTCACAGCATCAATAAACGGCGCGGAGGCCACACCGGTATCCAGCAACAGATAGCTGTTTGCCGTACCTGGCCCACGTGGTGCCTCATGCTCAAAGAAAATGCGGTCAATACTCAGCCCGGCAACCTGTGCAATCATCGAACGGTACACCGCATCAGTGTGATAATTACCCACCAGGTTGAACTGGTTGCGGCAACGCTCGCGCAGTTCATCATCGCTTTCTTCATCGGCTCCCGGCTTCGTCAGCCAGTCTTCTTCACTGGCCACCTGACTGATACCATCCACGGCTACTGGCAAAATCCGGTAATACCCCGGTGCCAGGTTATACGCACCGCCCGTTCCGGTTGCTTTGACTGCCACCAGGGCGCTGGCCACACCGGAGGGGATCACCACATCGGCCACCGTGGCCAACACATATACCCGGCCATTAATACGCTCAGTTTGTACCAGTGTGCCTGCCTTTACGGTGGTGGTAGCCTTTGCATCGGTTTTGAAGAAGCGGATCACCCCCTCGGCGGCGGTGGCTGGTTTTGCGGTCACATTGACCGCCCATGCCAGCAGACGCAGCATCTTGCCGCCAGCCGTCGCCACGTACATATTGGTAAGCACGACCGCAATAAGCGCATCTTTCAGCCACATGACTGGCGCAGTCACTATCGCAGTAACTAACCGCCAGAAAGGTGACATACGGGATGTGTTAGTGATCAGCCCTTCATCAGTCACGATGGCGTTAAAGCGTGCCTGCACCTCTTCTTCTGTGACCGGCATTCCGCTGTCTTTCAGTACTTCTTCAAAATCAACCTGCGGCTTTTCCGTCATACATCCACCTGGTAAGCAATACTGCCAAAATCATAAGTGCTGGCCGTCACCCATAATCGCTTCGGGCTTTCTTCACTGATTTCCACGGTACCAGGCACAATGCGTTCATCTTCTTCCACCAGTAATTCAAGCTGGGTAAAAATATCGGCTCGCATTGTCGGGCTTCGCTCTGCAATTAATCGGGTTGCCAGCCCACTTTCCAGAATGGAATGAACAATATCCTGCCCAATACTTTGCCGGTTATTACATAGTTCAGGCTCATTGCCGACATTCAGAACAAAATCACCATTCTGGATCAGTAAATCGATATAAAGGTTTTCACTCATCCGTTAAGCTCCTGCCATTCCATTAATTTACCCGGTGAAAGCGTTTCTTTCGGATAAATATTTACCGTGCCAATTTTCTTGCTGTTATCCGTTACCGACCTGGTATTACTGTTAATGGATTTACTAATGCCGCCGCGCTCAATACCTTTTAACTCACCACCAGTAGATAACGTATTAGTCGTTAACGGCGGCGGGCTTTCTGCGGCCATAGAAATATCCACACCGGGAATTTTATTTAACTTCCCTACAATCCAGTTCCATGATTTAAGAAAACCGCCTTTAATAACCTGCCAGACATTATCAAACATTGAGATAATACCGCTTGCCATGCCGCCAAGCGCCTGCGTCGGTGAAAATCCGGTCAGAAGTGCAATAAAACTATTCCAGCCATCTTTGATAAATTGCCAGGCGCTGGCAAAGATACCCGCCAGCCATGTAACCACCCCAGCCACAACCTTAAAGGCTTCGGTATTCATCACGGCAGCTTTTACCGTATCCCAGTGCTTAATCAGCAGATAACAGCCTGCGGCCAGCAGGGCAATGGCTCCAATGACAAGCAGGATCGGCCAGCTCATGAAGTTAATAGCCGCACCAGATAATACTGCGGCCATTCTTACCGCCAGCAAAATCCCCCGCAATGCGGCCAGAGAAGCATTCCAGACAACCACCGCTTTCTGTGCCAGCCACAAAGTAGCTGTGTAAATTGTTGTGACGGAGGACAGGACACGCCAGATCCCCGCCAGCCCCAGCATGATAAATTGGGATACACCCATAACGATGTTTACCGTTGCGCCCACGACTGCAAAACTCAACAACGCCATCGAGGCATACCCAACGACACGGGCGATATTGGGAAACATCTGCATCCAGCGGGCAAAAGTCTGCCCCATATCCGCCAGGCGGTTCAGTAGAGGATACAGTACCGGGATCAGCGTCAGGCCAATGACCGTCTTGATTGCCTGCAGGATGGCCACGAAGCGATCCCAGGGTTTTACCATTTTTGTGGCCATTTCCTGGGTACGTCGCAGGCCATCTGCCCCGCCCAACTCCGTAATATTTCGCTGTAACAACGCCACATTGCTATACAACTGTTTCACCACGGCGGAACTGTCACCAAAAGCGGCATCCAGTTCCGCCTGCGCTTTCAGGTTCCCTTCCAGGCTTTTGCCGTATTTGCCCTGCAGCTTGATCAACATTTCCGGCATGGACAACATTTTGCCGGTGGCATCAGTGAACGACAGCCCCAGCTTTTTAGCACCATCAATGGCACCCGTCATAAAACCTTCATAAGCGCTGCTGGCTTCCGTTCCCAGTGTGCGGCTTAACTGCCCCAGCACGGCCAGCTGCTCATCCAGCCCCACGCCGTAGTTAGTCCCCACGCCGCGTGCCCCTTCCATCAAATCCTTGATAGTGGCCATTTCCGTGCCAAAGGTCTTGCGCATATACACCATCTTCCCCGCCAGCTGCTCGGCAAACTGGACTTTGCCCAGGCGCTCCGCCTCAGCTGAGAAGTTGCCATACATTTGCCCCATAAATTCTGCCGTATCGGCAGCAGTGGATTTCAGGGCAAACGCCAGTGTATTAGCGACTTTTGTCACCTTCGGCAGCTCATTGCCGGTCAGCCCGGCAATGGATGCGTTAATGCTTTCGGTGGATTGCACAAACTCCACCGCGCTGGCGCCGTAGGTCGTGCTGAATGCCAGCGCATCCCGCTGCACGGTTTTCAGGACAGAACTACCAATGCCTTTTGCCGCGGCATCGGTCAGCGCGTCATACATTTCAATTGCCGGTGATAATGCGCCTTTGATGGCCATCCCGGCACCCGCCAGCGCCAGCACACCGCCACCAATACGCGTGAATGCCGCATTTGATTTTTCAGCAAAGCCGGTGACATTGTTTTGCACCTGTTTTAACGGGCGCGATAATTTATCAATCAGGCTTAATGTAAAATCTAACTGTTTCATTCTGTGCCTTTAAATGCGGTACTGATTCCGTTAGCAATGGCAATATGCATATTTTCCCAGTGACGATTATCCAGCCATATCGCAGCTGCAATATCATCTATGGAATCATTACCCTGCGGTAAATAGTGGCGACGTAAAATTAAATACTGATCGAGTCCGTTATTTTCTATAGAACGGACTCGTTTACTCAGTTTTTTACTTCGATTTCCAGCTCAGGCGCATAAATCTCATTTACTTTTCCGGCCAGCTGAATTGCCGCCCCAGGACGTTTCAGAATATCTTCCAGCGCGTCTTTACTTTCTGCCGCCACAATACGGGTCAGGTAGTTATGTGCGGGTGCAACTTTATTATCCATTGCCATTTCGTTAATGAATTTGTTGTATGCCGTTTGATTGGGCTCAAAAATAACAGGCGTACCACAGACAACTAATTTAATTTGTTCCATTTAATATATTCTCTCGTAAATTGATTTCATCAATTAACTGGTTATGACGTGCCGCACACTGGCCGTACATTTCCAGATAAAGGGTTAACAGTTCTGCTGCGTCTTTACCCTGCGTGCCCTTCAGGCGCGGCAGCTGCACGGCGCATTTAGTTTTCAGGTTTTCCTGATAACGCACGTTCTGTGCTGGCGGTGGCATCGTTGTACATGCTGACAAAATCAGCAGACAGGCACACGTTAGTAAACACCGGCTTAACCACTTCTGTGCGAATTTCTCGCGGTGGCGCATTCTTTAAAGCCTCCAGCTTTTCTTCCAGCTTTCGCCCGGATGCGCTGGCCACACTGGCCAGCTGCGTGCCGGTGGCAGTGGCTGTTTTACGGATAGCCAGATCAACACTGTCACGCTGCCAGCTGGCAACCTTCCAGCCGCAGGCAAACGCCATCATGGCCAGCATCACCACACCCACCGTCAGCTTGTCCATCAGCGCACCCCGTTATGTTCCAGGCTGAAATGGTTGCCGTCCGGGTTAGACCTGAAGCGTCCGCCCCAGCTACCGCCCAGCTTTTCCCAGTATTCCCCCAGCGGCAGATAATCTTCCGTACGGGTTTTATACTCGCCCTTCACAAACAGATTAAAATCTACAGCCAGCCGCTGGGTATGGAGGCTATTGGAAATACCGCTGCCTTTCCTTGCGTTCAGCGCCGCTTGTTCAGGCGTGCGATACGCTTCACCAAAGGTCAACTGCATACCGTTTGCATTTGCATACTGGATTAACAACGCAATCATCGACGTAAATCGTTGTTGCTTTTCGCTCAGTGTCACTTCCTGCCCCCCTTACCTAAAAAATCAATTCCCTTGCGACGCAGCCAGGCTTCAACGCCATTCAGGCCGAGAATACCCAGGGCGGAACCAAACCCGGCCAGTGCCAGTGGGTGGATATCCGGAACAAAGTACAACGCCACGCCTGCTGCCACTGACAGGGCACTGCCGACAATGACACGCCCCGCAACCAGGCGCAGGGTTATTGGTTCCCCGCTGTTAAGCATCTTGCCCAGCGCAATCAGCGCCCCCATCACCGCCAGGGCGATAAACCCCTTTTCATAGTCCTGCATCCCTGCCCCTTATCCGATCAGGTTTTCCGTCGCTTCCGGCTCCAGATATGGAACGCCGTTGATGTTGATAAACTTCGGACTGGTCACGAAGTACTTGATTTTGTGCGTGGCCACCGTGCCACCTTTTGGATCAATATCCAGCAGGTTGCTGACCTGCAACTTATTGCCGAACGTTTCCACCTTCATTTCCTCGCTGCCGGCTTTCGCGTAGAAAAGAAAATCCACAGCCGGGATGCCCCGCCATGAACCAGCGGCACGGGCTTTTGCGGTCAGCACCTTCATCACTTTGGAACTGACTTCAATTTCACCCTCAGCCGACACATCACCGTCCACATGGCCATCCGGCACACCACGCGTCTGCGCGGCGGCGCTGTTATCGGTGATATCCAGTGAAATTTTCTCGATATGGATCAGATCACCATCCAGATAGACATCAAACGACATCCCCGAAATACGCTTACTCATGCGGCAGTCTCCAGGCTGGCATCCAGCATCAGATTGATCGTAATCTGCAGCGGCACTTCATACGTGCGCACCACAATGTAAATATCCACCGCTTTCTTGCTCTTCCACACAATGGCCACATCGCCATCCTGCGGCGGCTTCACTTCGCCAGGAAACGCCACACCATTAATACTCGCGGCGGTGGACATCTCGCGCAGTGGTTTCATGAAAAGCGACTGGTGCGCCTGGATACTGCCCGGCGTGCTGTTCAGCGAGCGATCCCCGATTTTACTGATAGCCAGGAGACGGATACGGCGTGCGGCCTTATCGGCAATGCGCAGCGTTTCAATGGACTGGTAATCCCCTCCTTCCACGTCCAGGGTGCGCCCATCTGCCCAGTAAAAACCGTCATAGTCCGGGTACCACATCGGCACGCTGTAGCGCTGCATTTCCAGCGCCTGAAGCGTGGCCAGCTCCAGCACCTCACCGGTGCCATCCACCGGCAAATCATCGCTACCCAGATCAAGCAGTGCACCGGTCTGCACTCGCGCCGGACTGTCGGCGATGGTCACGGCACGATTACACAACCGTCCAGCAAGTACGCCAGGCTCATGGCCAAACAGGCGCGGAACCAGCTGCACCGCTTTTTCCGCAATACCATCCTGCAACGTAGCAGCACGTACCAGATAATCCGCCTGGCTTTCCTTCTCCTGCATTCCCTGTACAGCAAGCAGGAACCATACCCAGCGGCCATACTTCGCGATCAGATCGGCACGTAAGGTAATAGCCTGATTAATGACGCTTGCGGTGGAAACATCATCCGATAACACCACCCCTTCCACGGAACACGATACCTGCGCAGCCATAACGGCTTTCACCCATGCATCCGGCTCCGCATCGGACGGCAGCACATGCACAAATCCCCACCAGTTCTGCCCTGCGTTTCGCATCGCAGCTGTTACATCGCTTTTAAGCGGGCTGTCATCCTCACCCAGCAGCGCATCAAAATCGCTCTGAGTATTAACCGCCAGCGTCTTACCCACATTTACCGCGCCCTTGCCGACAAACAGCACGCAGCGTTCCACCTCACTGGTTTCCCCCTGCAGCTGATTCAGCTGGTTCACTCCTACATTTGGCCAGGTCATGTTCTCCCCCTGATATCCTGCGCATTCACATCCCAGCCAAAGCCAATGGCCTGCAGCTGCCGTGCCAGCGCCTTGTTAAATTCATCCTCCCCCATACCCAGAAACACGCGGGCAGGCAGATCAATTGTCCAGCTCGTTTTCACCGCTTTTCCGCTGAGTTTTCGTATCAGCAACCCCGCCTGGCTGTAAGGCATGGATGTGGTGATTTCGCCCAGGGTTGGCTTTTTCCAGCGCTTCCCCCGACGCACCCGGTACCCCAGGGCGCGTAATTTCTTTGCCTGCGCCGCCGTGGCCATCTTTGCGCCCCCGTCCTGCCGTGGCTGGCTGGCACGACTGACACGAACACGCATCCCATTTTGCTGCGAGTAACCCACGGTGCCTGCGGGTACCGGTGTATCCCCGTTCCGGTAGCCTCCCCCTTGCAGATAAATCCGCACAGCCTGCATTTCTGGCATTTCCCGGATATGCAGCAGTTTTGGCATATTGCGCAGCATCTTCCCTTTACGGCGTGTTTTCCTTCCCGGCCAGGCGCTTCCCTCCGGTGATTCCTGATTGCGCACATGGCGTTTTGCGGCGGCGATAACGCCGTATTTGGCCATACGCCACAACAACCGCTGCCGCTTCTTCGGCGGCAGCTCCATTGCTGCCAGTGCCTCGCGCAGCGCCGCCAGTTGCGCTTTATTCAGCTCGCCACCCGCGATCACTCTTCCACCCCGATAGGCGCACCGGCTTCATCCACGCCATAAACGCTGGCGTGGATGGCCGTCCAGATTTCAGGATTAACCAGTGACCAGCGCTCACCACGCCATGGAATAGCGCCGTTTTCATCCTGCTTAATCACCAGTTCTTCCGCCATTGGTACGCTCAGCACTACGGTGGCGGTTTCTTCATCCTCCACAGATACATCCCACTGCGGATCGGCTTCCGTTACTCCGATTTCGTCAAGCAGTTCCCGATCCGCCTCGTCCAGCCATGCTGCCAGCAGTGACATCAGCAACTGCGGCGGGCAAAGTCGGTACGGGAAACGCGCCCAGCTCAGTACCGCGTCATAACGGATAACGGCCTGCCGGTACTGCCCCAGCCCTAAATCCCTGGCAGCGGGAATGAATTCCATTTCATCAAGTACGCTATCAAAGGACTGCATCGCCCGCGGCGGGACATTCGCCTGAAAGAAAGCGGTCAGGTTTTCCAGTTGCGTCTGGCTCATACTTTTTTCACCGTTGCCCGTTTAAGTCCTTTCATACGGCGGATCACCACCGATGCTTCCGCCAATAGCCCGGCACGCGTTTCCAGGCTTTCCTGCCCCGGATGCGTATCACGCCGCCCGATGGTGGCAAACTCCCCCAGTAAATCTGCCTTTGCCCTGGCAAAAACAGCCTTTGTGTACTGGGCGCACAGGCTGTTCAGCCCGCCCATGCTTACCCCCGGTACTTCCGTGGCCTGGGCATATCCCTTTGCCTGCCAGCCAGCTTCAACCCGCCCCAGCTCTGCATTGACCTCTGCGACGGCAGCAATCAGCGCCTGCGCGATGGTATCCGCATCGATATCAGCTGGCAGTGACCGCTGCGCCTGAAAATCTTTCAGATTCAGATCCGGCCAGAAGCCGTTATTGGTCAGCGGTTCATCCTGATAATCCAGCGGCTTGCCACTAAACATATATCCCCCGAAAAAGGCGGACTGTCCGGTTTCCACGGCGCAGTTGTACGGTCTGTACGCTGCCCTCCACCGCGTCCGCCTGGCTGTCGGTAGTCTTTAAACCTGCGTCAATTTGCGCAGACGTGCGGCGATGGTCTGCCGGGCTGTTTTCACGCCAACCCTGAAATAATGTCGCTCCGCAATAGCCAGTAGTTGATCGGCCTTTTCCAGCGTGGCCACATCATCCACGCCTGCCGCCGTCTTCTGGCCATCCTCCCCGCGCAACAGCTCCAGCCCGGCAAACTTGAACCATTTGGCTGTCACCTGCTCATGTAAGCGCCAGGTGTTAGCCACACGGTCAAATGTGCGTGAAAAATACGGCTCAATACTTTCCCCACGCCCGGCAGACTCTTCCGCCCAGGCCAGCATGGTATCCGCCACAAATGTGGGGAAGTTGCTGCGCAGACGGTCTGGTGTGGCCTGCTGCTGGCTGATAGCGATATCTGCCCAGTCCAGCGCCTTATCCAGATCACCCACGTCAAACAGCCAGATAACGCACCATGCCAGTACCGGGTTTGCATAGACCTGCCCGCTGGCCAGATAGGCTTCAACGGTGGGCATCCAGCGCGGCAGCAACACATCGCGCTTAAACGCAACACGATCTGGAATAAACTGAATGCTTCTGGCTTGCGCCACGTCCTTTTCCAGCGCAGCAATCAGGATGTGCATGCTTTCGCTGCTGTCCACCGCCTGGCTCTGTTTCAGGCGCTGTTCCATGGCAATACGCTGGCTGTGCCGCTGTGCAGGAGAAAGTGCCATGCTTAACCCTCCACAGGCTCGGTCACTTCACCGATAGTGACGGCGGACTCATCGATCGCCGCATACAGCTCCGGCACTTCAATCGCATAACCCTCGTTACGCAGGTAACTGTTTTCAAACTGTTTGCGATCATCTTCAAACCGGGCTTTACGCTGACGTGTATTGCGCTGGGTATAGATATGCAGGTTAGAAAGCGGTGTCACCACCATGCGCTTACCAGGCATAAACGGCGGAATAATCGCTTTACGGCCTGCAATAGTGCTACCCAGCATCTGCGCTGCAATCTTCTCTGTCGGACGGTCAGCAGCCTGATACAGTCGGTATTGTTCCGCCGCCACCAAGTCAGCACCAACCAGCACGACAAGGCGCGGATCATTACGAAACTGCGCAGGAATTTTGGCGTTAATCAGATCGGAAGCCATTGCATCCAGTGACTTGTAATCCCCGGCCTCATCCAGCACGACCTTATCTGTCATAATCTGGTTGCCACCCAAAAGCGTTTTCATGCGCTCATGCCAGCCGATGTTCACATCCTCGCCATTGGGGTTAGCTTCTGGATCGGTGGTTTTAGCGCGGCTCTGGCCATTAAAACCAATGCGCAACATATCTAGCGCAAAAGCCTGGGTGGTAAATGCCTGCACCAGATTGAAAAATTCATTTTCTTCTTTTCCGGCGTTCGCCCAGACAGAAAGCAGATCCCAGCGCAGTGCGGCACAGCTGTCTGTTTCAACCAGTGAATAGTCATTACCATCCACGCCTACCTGCTGCACGAAACGCCCGGTAGCACTACGCCCGGTATGCAGTCTGGAATTACCAACGGAAATAACCTGGCCACTCAGCTGGTCAACGTCCAGGCAGGTGATCATGTTCAGGAATTCCACGGATTCCAGCATGGCGAGACGTAAATCATTTTCCTGCGGGTCATTCAGGGAAAAATAACGACGAGTATCAGGTGCGCCTAATTGCTGCGCCATCCCCGCCGAGTATTTATCCAGTAAATCCCGCGCACGGTTATTAAGGTGCATAAAACTCCCTCGCACTTAAGCGATATAAAAATTATTCGTTGTTAATTGACGTACTGAAAATTACAGGAATTTAAAGCTGCCCGGCTTATCCTTGATATTACGCCCCTGAGAACGGCTGGACTTACCACCCAAATCACTGAAGCGTTTAACGATATCCTTTGCATTGTCACGAATAACAGAAAACTCTTCTGTATCCACTACTTCTGCAATGGTATCAACATCGTCTTTTACGTCACCCAGCTGATTTTCAATTTTGGCCACACGACCTTCCAGCTCATTAAGAGCATTGGCCAGCGCCTGTAATTTATCATCATCCGGTGCCGGATTATCGCCTGGATTCTCTTCTTCAAATTTCGGTTTAATGCCAAATAATTTCTGCCAGTTCTTCATTCTTTCTTCCTGTTTAATTTTACCGTCGCGGGAAATTACGCAACTGTAATAACCCTGTTTCGTTAATTTTTTGCGCCGACTACTAAAGCGCAGCCGTGTGGTGCCAACGCTGGCCGGGGTATCTGTCACCGCCAGCCCTTTCAGGTAAGTACGCCCACTGCCGCGCCAGTTCTCTTCCGGCTCAATTGAAAAGAACAAAAGCTGGTCTTCATGGTTGGCAAAGATAAGGCGCATATTCGGGCACAGGCTGACATACAGCCGCGCTAACCCATCGTCGCCATCGTGCCAGGTGGCTTCCAGTACTTCACCAAAATTACCGCAATCATCTTCATGTTCTGGCCAGATTAAAGCGACATAGTGGTTATAGTTGTAGGTTTCCCCCATATCGATAATCCACTGCCTTTTAATCTCCCTGCCGTCTACGGTATCCCCTTCTGTAGCAACACACAGCCAGTCAGTTTTTAAATGCGACACATATTCCCTCCCCTGTCGATTAACTGATTTTCCTGCTGTGACTCCAATTATTGCCGGATTGCAGAAAGCACGCACTCAACTTAATTCTGGTTAATTCGGATAAGCGCCCTTTGCCGAACAGGTACGAATTAACACCGCCGTTTTTTCGTCATTGCCACGGCATAATTAAATCTATGGCTAAATACTCTGAAGAATTAAAAGGCGTAGTACGGGCGCTGTATTTGCGTCGCTATACGCCAAAAGAAATTGCATCTGAATTAAATCTGCCGAATGCGCGGATCGTTTACTACTGGGCGGAGAAATACAGCTGGGCTGATTTACTCAGCCATGAAAGTACTGAAGAGGCGATTGAACGCCGTTACCAGTTGCTGGCCGGGCGCGATAATAAAACCGATCTCGACCTGAAAGAGATGGATTTACTTATTGCTCATGCCACTAAGCTGCGGGCGCAAAGTAATAAACATAAAGAAAAGATGCTGGCAAACCGGGGGAACGGGCAAGCAGCTGCGGCGCAAGACAGCGACGATGGCGAACCCCGCAGAAAACGCAGGTACAAGAAAAACGATATTTCATCACTTACCCAGGAGGATTTTGACACCTGGGCGGAGGAACATCTTTTCGGCTACCAGAAACACCTGCGCCAGAATATTGGTCAGGCGGTGCGCAATATCCTGAAAAGCCGTCAGATCGGGGCAACCTGGTACTTTGCTTATGAGGCATTTGAAAACGCGGTCATGACCGGCGATCCGCAAATTTTCCTGTCAGCATCCAAAGCCCAGGCGGAAGTTTTCCGGTCATATATCGTCAATATCGCCGAGCAGTATTTTGGCATCACACTTACCGGCAATCCGATCCGTCTAAGCAACGGTGCGGAATTACGTTTCCTTTCCACCAACAAAAACACTGCCCAGTCCTACAGTGGCCACCTGTACTGTGACGAATATTTCTGGGTACCGAACTTTGCCAGGCTGAACGAAGTGGCCAGCGCAATGGCCACACACGATAAATGGCGCACCACCTACTTTTCCACGCCATCCGCCAAAACGCACCAGGCTTACCCGTTCTGGACTGGCGAGGAATGGAAACAGGGCAGTAAAAAACGCGCGGCTATCAAATTCCCGTCATTTGATGAAATGCGCAACGGTGGCCGACTCTGCCCCGATGGCCAGTGGCGCTATATCATTACGATGGAAGATGCGATCGCCGGTGGCTTTAATCTGGCCAGCATCGAGAAACTACGGAACCGCTACAACGAAACCACATTCAACATGTTGTATATGTGCGTTTTCGTGGATAGCCAGGATTCCGTTTTCAGCTTTTCCGACCTGGAAGCCTGCGGCGTGGAAATTGAGACGTGGCAGGATCACGACCCCAACGCCGCCCGGCCATTTGGCAATCGCCCGGTATGGGGTGGTTTTGACCCAGCACGCAGCGGCGATTTGTCCTGCTTCGTCATTATTGCCCCACCTGAACTGGCCGCAGAAAAATTCCGCGTACTGGCAGTCTTTAACTGGAAGGGTATGAACTTCCGCTGGCAGGCCAAGCAGATAGAAAGCCTGTTTAAAAAATATAACTTCACTTATCTGGGTGTTGATGTCACCGGCATAGGCCAGGGCGTTTTTGACAATATCCAGCACTTTGCCATGCGCGTGGCCGTGCCTATCCGCTATGACCTGAACACCAAAAACCAGCTGGTACTGAAAGCCGCGGATGTGGTCGAAAGCCAGCGGATCGAGTGGGATAAAAACCTGAAAGAGATCCCGGCCAGTTTCATGGCCATCCGACGCACCACAACGCAGAGCGGGAACGCCATGACCTTTGTCGCAGACCGCAGCCCTGAAACCGGCCATGCAGAATCGTTCTGGGCGATCGCACACGCCCTGCATAACGAACCGCTTAACTATGAAAACAAACCAAAATCCCGCTGGGGAATGAAGAAGGCAGCATGACGAAAAAACGATATAACGCCCGGAATAAGCGCGGCGACAAAGCAAAAAAAATGAGCATCATTTCTTTCGGCAAACCGGAACCAGTACTGACCACCGGCACGGATTACCGGGATATCTGGTACGACAATGCTGCCGACCATTTTACCCAGCCTATTGATCGGCTGGCGCTGGCACAGCTGATTAACCTGAACGGCCAGCACGGCGGCATTATTCATGCCCGTAAAAATATGGTGACGGCAGATTATCTGGGCGGTGGTCTGACGGATGATGAACTGGAAGCGGCCGCATTTGATTATCTGACGTTTGGTGATGTGGCCATTGCGAAAATACGCAACGGCTGGGGTGACGTTATCGGCCTGGAACCTCTTCCCGGCCTTTATCTGCGCCGTCGCAAAGTCCGTGATGATGATCGTAATGTGCCCGGTGATTACGTGGTACTGCAGGAAGGTGAACCGCTGGTATTCCCTGAAGAAGATATCATTTTTATCAAGATGTATGACCCGCAGCAGCACATTTACGGTCTGCCGGACTATATCGGCGGCATTCATTCCGCCCTGCTGAACAGTGAAGCGGTGATTTTTCGCCGCCGCTACTACCACAATGGGGCACATACTGGCGGCATCCTGTATACCCGTGACCCCAGCATGACGGATGAAATGGAAGAGGAGATTGAACAGCAGCTGCGTGACAGCAAAGGGATCGGGAACTTCTCCACCATTCTGGTGAATATCCCTGGCGGCGATGGTGACGCCATTAAATTTATCGAAATGGGGGATATTTCTGCAAAGGATGAATTTGCCAGCGTAAAAAATATCAGTGCGCAGGACATTCTGAACGCTCACCGCTTCCCGGCCGGGCTGGCAGGTATTGTGCCGCAGAATACCGCAGGACTGGGCGACCCTGAAAAAGTGGAACGCACCTACAAAAAGAATGAAGTTCGCCCCATTCAGCGACGCATGGCCAAAGCAGTGAATAATGATCCGGAAATTCCGGTGCATCTGCATCTTAAATTCGCAGATGAATCAACGGATAAGGATGCAGCATGAAGCGAAAAGGGTTAAAATCCAGGCATATTTTGACAGCCGGAGAGTGGAATATGAGAGTCCTGAAGATTGAATGCCCGGAATGCGGCTCAAAGGCTGTAATTCGAAAGACGAACCGGAAACACCGGCAGATTGCTGATATTTATTGCGCCTGCGCAGATGTGGAGTGTGGGCACACTTTTGTAATGAATTTGACGTTTTCCCACACTCTTAGCCCCAGCGCGAAAACGGGTGATGCTTTAGTACAAACATTGCTAAAAAATCTGTCACCCGATCAGAAGCAGATGGCGCTGGACTTACTGAAAGCGGCACCTGCTGCGTGAATCGCTCTCGCTAGAGGGGCTTGTTTTCTTGCCCCTAGTTATTTCCCTCAACTCTTCCGCAATTTCCCCTATCCACTCAAGAGCGATAGTTTTTTCCTTTGCGTTTACATCGCAGACATGCGCTATTTTAGCCAGTAGTTCGATGCGCTCCAGCTTTGCGGACGCCTCCAAAATATCCATGCAGCCACCTCAGAAACAAATACTGTATAAGCATACAGTACACCTAAACGCACAATATGTGAAATGATAATTCATGTGACTAATTATTTACGCATTGTATATCACGTACTTACACGGCATCACCTCCAGCCTGGCCAGATTTCATCTTCCGGTTTCATACGGTTTTCCTGCAACCTGCCATTACGGTAAATCAGCGAGCTATTGCCAAAACTCAAACCGCCGCCACGCATCAGAATGGCTATTTCTTCATCCGTGCCGGCAAGCCCCCGGCCAGTTAATTCAGTTTTTAACCTTCTTCGGGTTCCTCCCTCCGTACAGTTATTGACAGAACTCCTAGGCGGCGCATTCGCGCCGCTAACAGCTGCCGCCTGATCGGCGGCTAACTTCGGAACAATCTTCCATTTTGTAATCCGGGTTAAAATGGGCACATCCATGCCAACGGCAGGAGAGAAAACCCCCTTAACCCGCACAATTTCTTCTCCATATGCGTTAAATTCCGGGCTGGTTTCATACCATGTGCGTGCGATCAGCTCATCCCGTCTTACGAATGGCCCGCCCTGCTCATTGATATATTTCGCCCAGTCTCCGCTGTCAGCAGCATCATGTACCGCAGCAAATTCAACGCTTAACCCCATCGCGGTATCGTGATCAGCCATCCGGCGCAATTCGCGCCAGACCGTTACCGGCGCACCACCTACGAACTGAAACTGGCGGATACGCCAGCATGATGCCCATGCAGCAGCTGCGGCGGCGGCTTCTTTCATTGGCTTGCCGCTTTCGTCGTCCAGTTCATCATCCAGCGCATAGCCATCAATATTTTTTGATATGTATTTGGCTACATAACCGGTTGCCGACCCTTTTTCCGGATCGATACTTTCAGCATGAAAGCGTGCCTTTCTGGCTTTATCAGTGATCAGCTCGCCATGGTCTTCATCCATCGCATAATCACGCAGAATGCCGCGTACCTGTTCAACTTCTTCAGGACGCATAAATAGCAACATGTGCCAGTGTGGCGTGCCATCGTGATGCGGCTCCGCAACCCTGATTCCAAACACGCGCAAGTCTTCCCGGTGAAGCTTTGCCCTGATCCGTCCCCAGATTTTACGCAGATATCCCTGGGTATCAGCCGGACTGCTGCCATTCCATTTACGGTTGCGGTGGCCATGAATAGTAGTCGCGTGATATTTAGACGGCGCAGTGATGGTGTAAAACTCCCCCACATACCCCAGCTCATTACAAACGTTTTCAAATCCACGAATACGCACCATCATTTCTGTACGGCGGATCGCGGGATTGGCCACGCTCCCCCAGTACTTATCAATCAGGCTAATCCGGTTGCCGAATTCATCCTCAAGCTCCATCGACTTCAGGAATTCCCGCGTCCGGCGCTTCTGCTCCTTCCAGTCACGAATAAGCTGTTTGCTGGCGTAAGTGCTGACCTTTTTGCTGACATGATTCAGGGCGATATGCAAATGCTCACGCCACTCTGACGCATGGCGACGCAGGCGAAGCGCCCACCACCGATCTGACATCATTTTGGCAAGAGAAGCGGCGGCTTTTGGCTCCTCGAAGCAGCGACGCATTAACTTTTCATAATCCGGCGCAGACTGGCGGAATGCATGAGTAATGGCAGCAGCACGGACATAAAGCGCATGCAGCAACTTAAGCGCACCGGCATCCGGCATTTCATCGTTTATGCTACTGAGCTCCATTGTGATGAACGTCGAAACATCTTGCGCCAGCAGGTCAATATCCTCTTTCGACATATCAGGCAGGTGGTTGAAGCGGTACATAAGGCGCACGGTATCGGCGGTCATTTTGCCGATGTGATAACGCTCTGAGACAATATTGATACGCGGCAGAATGCGCTCAAGGAAGGTTTTAGCCAGGTAAGCATTTGCTCGCTTTATACCCTGTTCTTTTTCCAGCTTGCTGGCTGTCGTATTTACCGACATACGAACAATCACAGATTGCTTTTGTAGCAAATCCTGGGCGCAAGCCAGCGCCGCATTCTCTCGATCACGGCGCTGTAGTTCTTCGTATGTAGGTATCGGGCTCGCAATGGCCTTACGGGGCGCATTCCATGAATACGCCCAGTGTGTGATGGCGTGTGCATCTTCAGACTGATTAGCATCACGCCGCCATTTATCGACGGCGTGATGATTGCCAGGAATCAAAACAGGCTCAGTCAC